GCCACCTATTTAAAAGGGAAGGCAGCCATACCCTTCTTCTTTGCAGGAAGTCTTACCGTCTGGTCTTGCGACCACGTTTGTGTGCTTTGTACATAAACATCTCCAGTTAAGTTCTGGCGTAAGAGCGTTGTGTCCTACCACCAGACGAGTTTTTAACACCAGTTTGGCGGTATGTCAAACCAGGCCCTGACGATTCCCGTTTCAGAGTATCAGAACTTACTCTGGGCTGATCTGCACGGGGTTGAGTTTGTGGACCACCCACATTCTTAGTTGCCATGATTAACCCACCTTTTTCAGTTCTGGTTTCTCTTTATGAGATGGAGGAGCTGGGGGTTGCCCAGCTTGTTTTTCCTCCATACGCTTTAGACGTGACTTTAATTCTTCTTTCATGGGTGGTTCAATCAAGTCCAACAAGGACTCTTTGTCAATCACTCCAGCCTTGAAGAGATTAAAGGCCATCTGTCTGTTGTCTTCCATGAAGATGGGGGAGTTGCTGTGAGCGTCCACTTTCACAGTAAAGTTACTGGTGAATTGCTCTGCAATAAACGTGTGGCCTTGCGTGTCTTTAAACCTTGTATCGTCATAAAGCTGCATACATTTGAGGTATAGAGTTGCCAATTTCTCTAGACTGTCCTCGATAACGAGCGCACGCTTCTTTGTTCTTGATGAACCTAGACGAGCCAGTTGACTTGCATGACCTGCTGATCTCACCCCCGCTTCACCCTTGCCTGAGAGGACGTTGCCAATACCGCTGGCCTCCTCAAACATAGCATCCACTTCTTTAATTTCTGTAAATAGATCAGGTGGCATATTTGGGGCCATCTTCTCTACTTTTGCGTTTGGCATATCTGTAGAGAGTAAACCACCCGCACGGTTGAGTGCAAAATTCTTCTCGTCCAAAATGCCCGTAAATCCAATAAGTGCCGTGGGTGGGCTAACTTGTTTGGATAGCAAGTCTAGAATCTCGCTCATGCGTTTGTTTCGCAGCTGCTGCAAGAAGACCAGGCGTTGAACTTCTGATCCACCCCAGTAGTAATCGTAGAGCGGGTTAGGGCACAACTGCACAAATGGCAGTTCACCCTTCATAAAGAGGGACTCACCTGGGCGGTCATAGATGATCACGTCAGGGTCTGCCTTTGTGACTACACGGTAGTCTGCTAGTTCATCATCCCAGACCCACAGCTCAGTCATCTCAACTGTATCTTCTGAAACCTCGGCTTTGTATCTGTTGCCCCCTGCCAAGTCTAGGTTCACATTACCGTACATGGTAGGGTTAGACTGGGAGAGAATGATCCTCTCTAGGCCGCTTGCAACTTCTGTTCTTTCGTGTGGCATAGATCCAACACGGTTAACAATTTCTTCTCGTCTTGGGTGCGAGTACAGGCGTGCGTACAACTCAGACTTGGTGATGTAGTATTTTTGAATGATCGCTTCTTGGCGGTCTGTATAGGTAATGTCTTCACGCAACACGCCTACGGTGCCTGGTTCAACCATGTACGGGTGAATCCCGTTGTTCATGATTAACTTAACGTAAGAAGTACCGTAGACCAGTGACCAGGTGGTAGCGGTAGAAAACACCTGATCGGCATTGGAATTTAGCCACTCGTCATTGAGTGCCTTGGTAAGAACAGGCACTTTCTGGTGTTCGTTCTCAGGTATGGATGCACCCAAGTTAATGCTAAATCTGGTGGTTTCTGCTGAGTAGAGAAACGAGGTGAGCTGGTCTAGATGGGGAAAGATCTTATTGTAGAGGGCTGGGGCTTCATCAAGCCCGCTGCCAAACAAGTACCAGTTTCTCAAAGATGCGTAGTCAGTTTTGCGAGAGCCTAAAGAGACTTCACATTTGTAGATGATGTCTTTAAAAAACTCATCTCGATCTAGCGCATTCTTTGGAATCTTCATGTTTTTACTTTCAGACCCTCATGATCAACCATAGTCCCAGCACCCGCCTTGGGTGGTGTGAATTGTCCTATATCTCTGGGCATAATGGAAACAGATTCGTCTTTTACGGCCTTAAACTGCCCACCCATAACCGATTTAAGGTTAATGTTACCACCATTGCCCCACATAACGCTATCCCCAGGCCGTGGTTCTTTAGGTTGCTCTGCCATTCGCTTGTTGTTGGCCTCCATAGCCTCAGTTGCCTGGTTAAACTCCTTGTCTGACAGCTTATTTTTGCGTTTTAGGTAGCCAGACTGGTGCTCACCCGCTTTGGTGGACTTGATGTCGGTCATATCAAAGTCCATAGCCAGCTGCTGTAGGTTTTTGTCTGTTTTTGTGGTCTTGGAAGACTTTATAGCCACTGGTTGAAGAAAAACCACAGATAAAGCAGCATTACACCCCTTTATCGGGCACTTGGCCTCTCTAGACTCAAATACACCGTGCGATTCGCAGAAATAGTCCTTTAGAACACCCATATTACCCCCTTTTTGACAAAATATCGTTGAAATTGCTGTAATCATGCCTGTTTACAGCCCCTAGTTTGATTTTTGCTGCCCCACTTGATAGGTCAATTTTTAGCTGAGACACCATAGGAACAACTGGTTCTTTCCTAAAATCCACATATCTGTGACCTGAAAACTTACGCATGACCTTCACTCTGCCTGTTTTCCACATGGCATAAGCCCTGTTGACCCGTCTTTGGGTGTATTCAGTCAGCGGTCTGTTCTCTTTAACGAACACTTCTTCCATGTGCATCTTAGAAAGTCCCGCCAGTTCCCCAAATAGTTCAATAGAAATGCCCCTGTCCTTGTCCTTGAAGAACAATTTGATCTCTGTCATAAGCTGTTGCTTGCTAAGAGCGTGCGTCTTTTCCACCGTAGACTCCTATCATCTTCAAGTAGTTGGAGACATTCTTGCCAACTGCAAGTTGTTCTGGCGTGTACTCGTCTTGTTTGAGAGACATCTCCTTAGATAGACGCATACCGATTAGCCTTGGCTGCACTTGTTCTGCCCACGCAATGGTTGCTAGAGCAGCTGCTATCACTCGGTCATCCTTGCCACGGCCTGGTGCGCCTATAAACCCGTTCTCCCGCACAATGCCTTTCATCTCTTCTAGCGTATCCATGCTGTAAATGCCCATCATGCCACGTTCAAAGTAATCCTTCATGTAAGACAGCATACGCTCTTTAGAACTAGAACTGGTCACAAACCCAATGGAGGAGGACAGGCCACCCATGTTGTCCATGCGTCTCCAAATGTAGTTGGACATACTGCCCAGCACGTCCATCAAGCCTCTGCCCGTGTCCCCTGTCATTGCTGCAGCCAGGCGTTTGAGGTTTCTTAGTTCATTGATTACGGCTTGGCCTGGACCGTTCACTTCTAGGTTGAGCGTACTATTCTTGTATGCCCCCGCCAGATGAGCAATAACCCATGCGAATTGGTAGGTGTTGAGTTCTGATGTTGCAAACTCTGCCACTTGATCAAGACCATCCGCATAAACTCGAAACACCTGAATGCAGAATCTATCGGCCCAGTCTGATGATCCGTAGGCAGGATCTGCACCGATGACGTAGTAGGCTGAGTCAACTGGTTGTTGCCATATCCGCAGGGTAGCGAGACGATCTGTTGATTGAAGGCACTCTGTATCTTGAAAGAGTTGTCCAAATGCGTATCTGTAACACTCATAGTCCAACCCCTTTGCGTGCTTGGCTGCGTCTGTGCAGCGACTGTTAGAAAAGAAACTTGTTCCCGTCATCACAAACGCATAGTCCTCAGTGGGTGGAAACTCCTGGTACATAAGGGTTTCGTCCTTGATCCCCTCTGCCATCTTCCACCGCCACCAGGCCATTTGTCTGCTGTTGACCTCAACCCCGTACATCTTTTTGATTTCCCTGACCCACTCTTTCTCATCAGACTTGAGTTTGCCATCCCAATACACTTTGTACTCTTTGCTCTCAGCATCTACGCTGTAGTATTCGTTTCTCCACCAGCCACAGAAGATTGCACGCTGAGTACGGGCTTTCTTAGCGGTCTTGTACATATCATGGAACATATTGAACCCCTGTGCCGTGGACTCGAATAGGTAGAGTCGTTCAGGGTTCTTTTCTGCGAGTGAGGCGATGAGAGACGCTAGTCCTTCTTCATTTCCCCAGGATGCGGTCTCTGTACCATGTAGG